GCCAGGGAACGGACCATCAGCGGCCACACGGGCAGTCAGAATGAGCTGCCGGAAGACGTTCTTATCGAACACCCGAGCGAGGGCCAGACCCATCTGCTTGGAGAACTCGGAGCGCACGTCGAAGTGGCTCAGCATCTGGTCGATATCAGACAGCGCGGTATGAGATACCAGAATGTCGTCGACAGTCACGGTGATCTCACCAGTGTCGATATCTTCACCAAGCAGTTCAGTTCCCGGCTGATGGTAACCGGCCTGCGCCTTCCAGGTTTTCGGGAAGCGCCAGCTGCGCTGACCGCCACCCACGGTCTTCACGTTGTGCTTGTCCAGGGTGATAGTGGCCAGATCAAACGCGGTGATTACCTCGCCGCCAAAGACGTCGAGAAAGAGTTCACGCGGGTTGGAAGTTTGACCTTGACCAAAACGGATCGGGTTAGAGTTTTCAGCTCCAATAGCCATCGTTCACAATTCCTTTGTGAGTTGAGATTTGAGAGTCCATGGGCTTTCTCGATGGCTACCTACTTCTCGGATTGTCCTCCGTAGAGGGTCCGGGTTTGGTAGTTCGACGAGGCGCTGAGACGCGCACACAGAGGCCAATCCGTGTGGCGTTCAGGACCTGTATGGATGCTTACCGATTGGCCGGTCGGTAAGCGGGGGAGATGTATCCATCATAAGAACCCTTCCGTGGTCATTCCGTGACCAGAGGGAAGGGCCGTGTTGATAACCCCGGCGTGTCGTCACAGAGGCCAGGGTCGTGTTGATTGCGTTTGTTGTGGAGTGCCGCCTCTCCTGGAAAACCCGCACGATTTGAGCATGAGCCCGCTGGATAAACACGGCAGAGGCTTGGCGGGTGTCTAACTGGCTAACCAGTCAGGGGGGAGAAAAGACCCACCAAAGTGTGCTTGATGACCGGGATCGCCCAATCGCAGACAGAGGCATGGTGGGTATGTTCGCTGAGCCCCTTCCTTGGGACGCCCGTCATAGCGATATGCTCAGGGCATTTCTCAGCGGATTACTAACGATCCAAATCCCAGGTTGCAGCGGCCATACGATTCATGACCTGCTGACGGAATGTCGGATCGGACTGATACCGAGGATCGGCCATGTCCTTCTTCATCTCGGCCTTGCTGCGGTAACCCGCAACGCCGGACGATGTGGAATCGCCATTGATCATCGGCTTCTCGCGGCCCAACGGAGCGGACTGTTTCATCCGTTCCTGGATATCCGCGAGTGCGTACTTCCTGTACTGGGTGCCGAGACTGTCGTAGAAGGCGTTCTGTTCAGCCTCCGGGAGAGTCTCGACGAAAGCAGAAATCTGATTCCATGATTCCTGCCCCCCGGCTTCCTGAATGATTGCCTGCTGTTCAGCCTGCATTCCCTTCGCATAGCTGGACACAAACATATCAATCAGTTGTTCAGGGATACCGGCGTTGGTGAGAGCTTCCTTGGCGTCAGCATCCAGAGACCCATTCTGGATAATCTGCTGCTCCAGCTCCTGCGGATCGAGGCCTGTCTGCTGGTAAATGTCGCCGTCCTTGGCGTCACCTTCCTTGGTGCCTTCGTCCTTGTCGTCGCCTTCCTGGCCTTTATCGTCGCTGGATTTACCTGAGTTCTGGTCCAGTCGATACTGAAGTTCCTGGGCGTGAGCCTGCCAGTTGTACTCACCGGTTTCCTTGTTGTAGAACTTTTCGTACCCGCCTTCGGGCATCTCAGGGACCGGTGGAGTCTCCTGATCCTGATCTACTTCACCGTGGCCTTGGCGGTACTTCTCGGCCATCTGCTGGTTGTATTCATCAGAACCAGGCTCCGGCACGTTGTTACCTTGATTCTGGTCTTGAGCTTCGCCATTCGGTTGATCCACTTACTGCGCTCCTTGAGTTGCCTGTTGGATAGCTGCTCGGCCTCCCTCCTCAAGCAGGCCTTGAGCAACCTGTTGTTGCTGACGTTGTTCCATCATCTGCCGGACCTCCTTCTCATCCCGGACAGAGTCAGGTAGCTGCAGACCGTTGAACACTTTGGTCAACAGGCTCGGCCACTTGACGTACATCTGCCCCTCATCGGGCATCTGCTGGGTGATCTGGATGGCTTGAACAACACGCTGGATATCCTTCTCCCGGCCAAGAGATTCCAGACCGGTCAAGATGGTGGGCTCGATCAGGTCTTCCCCGACGTTTGGCAGCTTGCCTTGCTTCTGCATCTGCAGCATGAGGCGTCGGATGCGGGTGCCCTGCATGTCAGCGGACAACATCGTGTAGGTGCCACCAAGCGCACCCTCAAGCTCCTCGGCCATCTTCTGAATTTCGTAGGCCGTCACGCGCTCACCGGAACGCTGAACAGAGGAGTTGAGCAGGAAGGATGAAGCCAGCTCACGCTTCAGTTCGTTCAACACTGAGTCGATGAATTGCATACTGCCCAGGTTGTCGAACTTCAGCATGGAGATATCTTCGGGGTTACCCACCAGGACATCACCATTCTGAGCCTTGGCGAGACGACGCCGCAGATTCAGCCCACCGGCAGCGTTCGGGCGGACCATGGTGATGTTCCGTGCGGCCATCGCTGAGCCGTCGACCACGCCTTTCATCAGGCCTTCGACGGAACGGAGGTCGTCCAGGTGTTCTTCCACCTTACCCCTGCCGTAGTCCTCACCGATAACGTCAGTCCACCGGAGCGGGTTCACCGGCAGGACGTCCGTGGTGTATTCGGAATCTGGGACTTTGTTGGTGCCAATTTCCTGATGGACCTCGTACTCCTCATCCTTCTTCTTGAAGACAGAGTAGAGAGCCACACGACCATTAACGTCCTCGGTCTTATCAGCCAGACCCCGAAGATCCTCGGGCAGGTTGGCCTTGTTGACCATCTCTTTGAGGATCACTTCCATGACATTGCCGGACAGATCACGGACAACCACATACTGATCCAGGCGGTACACCCGGAGCGTGTTGTCGTCCATCATCCGTTCCAGCACGTTGCCGGTAACCATCAGGTACAGCAGAGACAGGAAGGTGGGCTTACGCCAGACTTTACGCTCGATCTCTGCGTTCATCGCTTTGGATAGCAGAGCGAGTTGCTTTGAGACGTTCTCGTCAGGGGTCAGTTGGCCTGACTCCATGAGAACTTCCGGGGCCACGTCCAGACTGAATGGAACGATACCCGGAGGGTAGAGGGCCAGCAGCAGCCGGGAGGCCAGATTCAAGACCAGCCGACTGCCGAAGTCCTGGTAAGTCTCAGGGAGCTTGGAGTGGACGTTGTGTCCTTCAGGCGGCATCAGGGCCTTGATAGTGAGAGCCGAGCAGTCTCGGGCAGTTCGGACGTAGGGTTCCCGGAGAGTGGCCAGCTCGTCATATCGGTCTTGAGCCGTCGCTTCCATTGGTTACTCCTAAGTTGAGACTCCTGATTTTCCTGAGCTGTTGCCCACGGAGGACATAGCGGTACGGATTAACGACCCGCGACTGGACTTCTTACGTTTCACTTTTCGCATCTTGGTGGAATCAACTTCCACTTCAGTCCTTGGCTTAGCGGGCGGCGGTGCAGGAGGCGGGGGTGGTGGAGTTTTAGGGGTGTCGGGCGATCCACACACAGTTACTACTCCTTAGTGAACAAGGTTCCACACTGTTTAAACCCCATGAACTCGTACAGCGATGCGGAACGCTCCGGCTCTACGCCGGTCGTGATACCCATGACGATGGGGATATCACCGAAGTTCTCCCGAACGTGGTCCTCGAAGGCCTTGATCAGGATGGAACCGCCGCTCTTGCTGCGATATTCCGGGGCCACGTAGACCAGCATGTCGTTGGCGAAACGCTGGGACGTGAAGAAATGCTCAACCAAGTATCCGGCGGCAAACCCGACGATCTGATCTTCGTGTTCCAATACGATGCAGAACGTCTCGTCCAGGGTCAGGCAAGAGTTGAGGATCATCAGACACTTGGACCCATCGAACGGATACTTCGCGTAGCGAGATTCCTGGTGAGCCTTGCGGCCCAGCTCCAGGATGGTTTCCACATCACTCGGTTTGATCAGTCTCGTCTTCATAACCACCTTCCAGTTCTTCCTGCTTGAGAGCGACCAGCTCATCTATTAACTCCCTGGCCCCTGCGTACCTTTGGATTGCCTCTGGGCTTTCCCCCAAAGCCGGACAGCGATGGGGGTGAGCCGCGTCGAGGAGGTCAATCAGGTCGTAGGAATCACGCGGAATCTCTACGTGGTCCTGAAGAGAGTCGTTACCGAATGACGTATCTCTCATAAGGGACATTTTTTGATCACCTCTTGTTATCTCGGTCGCCGTACCAGCGGTGTGCCGGGACGACGACCCAGAGGTTTATCGGAGGGAGACTATCGGACAGGACATGCGCCATTAGCGCACTCGTCGTTGCCGATCTCCTCAAGCGAGTTGTTGGACTCGTCGAGGACGACCGGTTCGAGCTGGGATACATACTCGTCGTAGACCTCTTTGGTTACTACTTCCTGCGGGAGGTACTGGTATCCCAGGTCTTCGGCGGTCTTGGTGGGGTCTGCTCGGAACAGGAACGACACGCCGACGTACACATCCCAGTTTTCCAGCAGCCAGTCGATGATTGCCGGGACCTCGGATGGGTCATAGCTGATGGTCACTGAGGTGTTCTGCTGGGTCCAGTTCTGTTGTAGCAGCTTGTACCGCTCCAGCTGGTCAATGGCAGACTCAAGGTTCACTTCCTTGCCATCCACCACGTCGAACTCGACGTCGTCGTACTTGACCGGCAGAGTGGCGATCACTGCGGAGCTGTCGAACGGATGATCAAAGACGCGGTAGTTCGCCTTACGCAGCGTCTCGACCAGCGGGTCGTGCTTGGAGAAGGCGATGTTGTTGAAGATGTACTTGCCAAGCGGCTTGTGTACACCCTCGGTCGTGTCCATGATCTTCGACAGAGTGCCAGACGGCTTCACGCAGGTGACGTTCTTGGGACGCGGAGTTCCCAGTTCGTCAGCCATGGAGTAGGCCGCAGAGGTGGCCACTCGCTGCATGTCGGTGTACTCCCAGGCTCCCAGGTCAGGACGACGGGCGATGCCTGTCAGACCGACACCACACAGACGCAGGTGATAGTTATTCAGGTGCCAGGATTCCTGGAGAATACCGTCACGCAGGTCCACACAGGTCTGCCGGTAGTTGGCTCGGGCTGCGATGTAGATGGCGCGGAGGAGGCCAGCCGGGTCGTTCTTGAACTTGGCCACATCGACCTCGGTCAGGTTACAGAACGACTTGTTACCCAGCAGGATCTCCACACAGGGGTTGCAGCCCTTGAACCACGGGGCACGTCGTAGCGCGGTTTCGGCGTTGATGAATCCAGGCTCGGAACCACCGGCATCGAGCATCAGCTCAAAGATATGCTCCAGCTCGGCACGACTCGGTTTCTCCCGGAACAGCAAAGAGTTATTGCTTTGGGTCCGGTGATGGTTGTCATGCTCCCAGTAGTCCTTCTTAGCAACGGCGAACTCCTCCCACTCCGGCTCATCGACTGGGAAGATGGCTATCTCCGCGCTACGACGGGAACTCAGTACGGTGCCCAGGTGATTGCACAGATCGAGAATGTCGATCCGAGTCAGCAGCTGACCAGCCTTACGGTTCAGCAGCTCGGCAATCTTCTGGTACGCATGGGCGATCTGTTCGTCTCCCGAGCTGATCCAGCCATAGCCCGCAAGACGCTCACCAGCAGGCCGGATTTGGGAGAAGTCCAGAACAAGTCGCTTGGCGGGATGCTTCCCAGCGAGGAGCTTCCCGATTGACTTGGCCCAGGCTTTCGCACTGTCTCCGACTTGGATGGTCCAGACGCCATCCTCGAAGGTTTCAACATTATGCTCGTTACCTCCCTTGCTGGTGCGCTCGGAGCGGATCACTTCGATCTGCGGGATGCGCTGCATAAAGCCGGTCAGGGTGCCGGGGATCGGACGGAACCCAACACCGCAGCCCTGCAGCAACAGCCACAGAGAATCCACCACGTCGTACACAGTCTCGATGTGCAGGAACGAGCAGTTGAACTGGGAGGCCTCGCGGGTCTTGGCGATGCGAGTACCGCCCAGCCACAGAGTCCGACCGGAAGTCGAAACCTTACGTTCGATCATCAGGTTCCGCAGCTCGGCCAGCTCCATCAGTTCCTCGGTTTCCAACTCACGACCGAGGGCGCGTTCCCAGAGCCACCGCTGGTGTCCGATCACTCGGTCAACGGTCTGCTCCCAGGATTCAAAGATGTTGTTGTCGGGGTCAAGCACTCTGTTGTAGGTGCGCCTCGTTACAATCTGGGCGCGAGTCGAGGGAGTGATACTCACTTCTTTTCTGCTCCTTCAGGATTTCTCTGTATTTCTCTTTGACGTTCGTGCCGAACCTTCCCCGCCTACCTGGAATCCGGTAAGTCTTAGCTTCCTCGCGATACTCAAGGATTGTCAGAGCTTGAGGCTTTTTCTCGATTAGGTAAGGTAGAAGCAGCTGGATGCAGTAGATAGCGTCGTCGCCATATACCCGAAAGAGATACTGGCTACGGTTAACTCTCTGCTTTCGCGAGGTGATCCGACCCCTCCCCAAAGCCTCTCTGACTCTCTCAAGGGAAGGGATCGAACAGTTGACGATTGAGATACTTACGCTTCCGTTCTTGGCTATCCCGAAGCATCCTTCTCCGTCGATAAATCCAGCCGCGTATGCCAAAGCAGTCTGGTCTATCTGAGCCAATTCAATCCTCCTTGAGATTCCGAAGGTGGAACAGGACGTCAGAGGTGCCGGTCAGGAATGTCCCGTTGTCCAGCTCTAAGGTCGGCACGGAGCGGACGGTGCGGGGGAACTCGGCGGGGTTGTCGATTATCTCGACCTTGTCGATCAGCTTCTCAGCAATAAGGGTTTGTTTTACTTGGCGGCAGGGACCGCAGGTAGGCGTTGTGTACAGCTTCATCTTTCGTCGCCATCGCCTCGCAAGGTTTTGTTCACAAGACGACGGGAGAGCTTGAATGCGTTCTCCCGCATAAGGTCTTCAAAAGTCCACCCGTAGCGGTTACAGATTTCGGAGATGTTGTAGAGGACATCACCCATCTCCTTCATCAGGCGCTCAGCCAACTCCTCCGGGCCGAAATCACCTCGCACGTACTTGGCGTAGGCACCGGCCACTTCACCCGCTTCGGAGGCTAGGGCGTTGGTCAGGTAGTCCAGGGCGCGGTCTTTCGGGTAGACAGCGGTCTTCGGTGTGAAGGACTGATACTCAGCTGGCGTCATTGGAAGTCTCCTGATGGGTATGCTGGGCAAGGTGGACGTGATCGCGTAGACGCTTCCGGCGCTTGGCGATCTGCATCATCAGCAGGTAACCAATCAGGTCGATCTCTACGTCTTCGTCTTCATCGGCCTGACGATTGATGATGCGGTTGAGCTTGTCGTCGATGCGGACGCGCAGCTGTTCCACTGCGTCGGACTTGGAGAAGATCCGGCACGGGTTCAGAGCGGAGTCCCCGTACTTCCGGTTCTTCTCGACAAGCAGGTCGTGGATGTTTTCGAGGACCAGTCCGAGGTCTTCCTTGAACTGGTCGTGTTTAGCGGAGCGGATTTCGTACTCGCGGTTCATCACTCACTCACACAGAACGTATGCCAGGGCGATTCAAAGGAATGCTCGACCAGCTCACCTTCCGGGTAAGCGGAGGCGAACCAGTCAGAGAACGAGTCGGCAGACTTCACGCAGCCAACCCCAGGCTGGGTCAGCTGGCAGAGCTTTTCGTGGACCTGACGCTCCCGGCAGTCAGGGGCCGGGGCAGGGGACTCATCTGCGTCAGCATCGTCGGAAGCCGCCATGATTGCTGTTGTCAGCAAAATCGTGTTGACGGTGCTGGACGATGGACTGGAGTAGGTCGTGGTCCGTGGGACCGAGTAAGAAGGTGACGAGTAGTAACGAGCATCCGCCACCTGAACGGTGGTCAGCATTAGGACTAGGCCAGCCAGGGCGCTGGTCAGGATCTTGGAGAAGCGCATGTCGTTTACCTCCTCGTCAAATACTTACTGGATTCAGGAGCGCATGAAGTGAGACGGGGGCCACATCCTTGATGGCCTCTTTCACGGCCAGAGCGTATGCCTGGATTTCTTTCTGGGCGTGAGAATCCGTTCGCTGCCGAATGAGCCGTGCGTAGGCAGCAAGGGAACCCGTCTCGTAGAACTCGGTGTACATGGCCTGTGGTAGAACCATGCGGGCCTGCTCGGCGCAGACACCAGCATTGAGTAGCGACTCGTACTGGTGCAGAGCCTCGTCGTAGACTTCATGGGCGCGTTGGCTGGGATGATCCAGCACTCTCCGTGCGCCACAGTGGGTGACCAATTCTTCACTCGACCCCTGCTTCACGTTGGCAGCGGCCTTACGCCACTGGTCCGGCAGGTAAATCTGTGGGGTAGCCTTAACGTACCGGCGAGACACCTCGTTGCGGGTGAATCCGATCTGGTGCTTGAACCACTGACGGGCCACAAAGATCGGCATCTTCAGACGCATGGTGATCTGGACGTGGCTGAACGGGGTCCAGTGGGTGTCGACCATCATCCGATCAAACACATCACGCAGAACCTCAAAGTCCTCACTACCAGCGGCCTCGATCAGCAGCTGCTCCATATCGTGAGCAGACATGCCTCGGGCCAGGAACCGGATCAGGTTGCGATCCTTCTGGCGCAGATGGTCGGTATGCTGGTTGAACGAGACGCGGGCTACGTTGACCACGCGCAGGTCGTCACCCATTGAGTCGATAAATTCGACGGAACCGATGCCGTCGCCAAGTACGTTGTTGTTGATCATTGCTACCTCAAGAACAGCTGGAAAGAACGAGAACGATGGAAACCAACAGCAGGGCAGTCTCAGCGCCCCGATTAGGCTCCACTCCAATCACGAAGCATCACCTCCTGGACGAACTGCTGGGCTTGGTTGAAGTCACCGAACCGGCGCATAGCGAACACCATCGGCAAGTTCGGACCCACCGGCTCCCGGCCACGCTTCATGCGCTTGATCTGTGCGGCCATCACCCGGCGCTCTTTGTGGTTGAACTCAGGGGCAGTGGCCTTCGGGAACAGCTTTACCGGGTCGCGGTGGAAGTACATGGAGCCAACAGTCATGGGGACCTCCTCGGTTGGGTTTGCGTTGATTGGGCATAAGGTCCCCAAAAGGTGTCACAGCTTCAGAACCCCCGGCTCACGCGGGCTCCAGAGCAGTATCTCGCCTTCCTCTTTGCGCCAGTCTTCCCGTCTCAGGATGCGAGCAAGGCGGGCTTGCAGGATGGCGTCTTCTTCAGTCAGCCCCTTCTTCTCGAAGGTCTTGACGACCAGCGGCCACCACGTCGCAAGGGAATAACCATCGGCCAGGATGCGCGGAGCCGTCTTCTCGCCAACACCAGGGCAGCCTTTATAGTTGTCCACGGTGTCGCCGGTCAGGGTCTGCAACATCCAGTGATAGTCAGCCTGGGAGCGGCGTTGCTTGATCGGTCGACGGAACTTATCGACTATGTGGATGCGGGCAGGGAGGGACTGAATGTCTTTGTCGATGGAAACTACGGTAGGGTTATCCAGCTTTGGGGATGTAGCGTAGATACCCATGACGTCGTCGGCTTCGAGGCCGTCGATACGTGCAACCTTGTAGTTCTGTTCGATGTAGTCCACGACTTCCCAGTAGACCTGGGGCTTGGAACCTTTGCGGGTCCCCTTGTAGGAGTCGAGGAGTTTGTAGCGGAAGGTAGATTTCGATTCGCGGGGGGAGAGACAGATAATCGCTTTCTTACAGCGGGACTGACGCATCCAGTCTTCGATGATGCGATCAGCTACGGGACAGGCCAACTCCGGGGTGGCGATGATGTCACCATCCCCGAAGTCGTCTTCAGCGGAGATTGCTGCTCGATAAGCGATTACGTCTCCATCAAGAAGACCAATCGCCATGGGCAGTTATTCCTCCTCGTCCAGTTCCTCACGCTGCTCCTCATGCAGCAGCACTTCGTTCGCCGTTGCCGGACGTAGCTGAATCTCCAGATCCTCCTGTAACTTTTCCATGATCTCGTCCGCTCGTGGCCGTCCTGCAAACTCTCCCAGGACCACGCGAATCGTGCTTACCTCATGGTCTGGATCGACAGGAGCGAAGTACAGCTTGGTTTCATGAACGATGTGCGGGGCGTAATTAGCCATGGTTTCTCCTTAGTGAGTTTCGCGCCAGTTCTCTCCGATCAGTGCTTCCCCGGCCAGGGGAACCTTCAGCTTCAATCTTTCGCCAGCCAGCTCGATGGCCTTGGCGAACATCTGTCCCAGTTCCTCTGCGATCTCAGGTGGTGCGGTCATCTGGACCTCATCCTTTCTGTTTCCACCATTGCTGGTGGTGTCGGACTATATCTTCACCTCCTTTCGGAGGGCTGGGCTTTTCGGAAACGTGGGGAATCTCACCCCACGCTCCTACTCCCTTTCGGGATAGTCTCTGCACCTTACTTGGAGAACTCCTTGCGCCACTTGCATCCGGTACTGAAGGAAACTCCAAAGCGTTTCCCTAGCTCAGTACCGGTTATGTCTGGATGGTCCTTGAAGAACTGCCGGGCCGTCTCTTTGCTAGACGCATACCTTTCGGAGTTGTCCTTCGACCTATGGATGGTGGCGGGTAGGAGCTGCAGATGGTCTATGTTGCAGCAAGCTCTGTTCTTACATAGATGATCAACCTCGTAACCCTCTGGAATAGGCCCACGGTTCTGCTCGTAAACGTACCTGTGGTACATCACGGCTTTTAGGACCCCGTCTATCCAAACCCTCTTACGGAAATATCCATCCTGATTGAGCTTGTGAGACGTAGGGACGAGACATCCAGAACTTGTACTGACTAAGACCAACTTCTTACTGTTGGCCACAGTACTCTCCTAGTCTTGGCTCAGGGTTGCCCATCGAGGGGTTCCCCTGAATTAACCCAGTTTATTTAACGAGGGTCGCCCCTCGTGTCCACGCAAGTTCATGGACATTGGCCAGATAACTGAACGCAGTGGCTCGATACATGACGGGATCAACCCAGCCACGCTCGACGCACAGTTCGTAGTGGAAGATGGCCAGTGCGTACTTCATGACGATGGCACCGGCAGATTGGAGCAGGGTGTTCAGAGAGGCGTGTTGTGCATTTGAGATTACCTTGCGACCGTCAAGGCCTTTGAGGTAACCCTTCTGTTTGGTCCGCTTCTTACACAGGCTGACGAGACGATCCAGACCGGTGATACCGTTCTCCAGCTTGGACCGTGCGGTCTTACCGATCTTCCTCTGTCCGCCCTTGGGCTTAGCCTTGCCAGCTTCTCGGGCATCTTCAATGATGATCAGGCCCAGCTTCAGATCACCACCGCCATACATGAAGGCGTACATTAGGGTCTTGGCTGAGTCCCGTTCGTACAGGCCCACAATGTCCCGGTTCCGGCTGTGAGCGTCCAGGCCGTTGGCCTTGTCGTCGTCCACAACGATCCGGGCATACTTGCCGCCGTCCCACCGGGCCAGGTAATGGGACAACATGCGGAGTTCCAGACCGCTGGCATCCACACCGACCTGCTTTTGGCCGGGGTCCGGGAGCCAGACAGCCCGCATCCGTTTGTCTTTCTTGTCGACCTGCGCCATGTTCGGCGCGAAGTGAGTCATGCGGAACGTCCGGGCACCGACCGGGTTAACCCGACCGTGGACGTATCCGTTCTTCTCCAGCTTGAGCCAGCCGTTCTTACCGTCGGCAATCTGGCCGAGCTGCTTGGTGATACGGTCGTACCGGAGCATGGCCCGAGCTTCCGGGTAGTCCAGTTCCGACAGCACTTCTTCATCGGTACAGGGAGCGCCGTTGTCGGTCAGCTTCTCGGGACGCCAGCCGTACTTGTGGGTCAGGCGGAAGGTCTTCTGCTGGCCGGACTTGGGGTTGAACTCCTCAAGTTTCACCTTGCAGTAGGAGGCTCCCTTGGTGATCCCTCGGGGTCCGTTGTTGACCTTCGGCGTGGTTACCTCAACACCTTTCCACTTGCGGTTGTACCAGTCCCACGTACCTTTCTCAGGCCGCATAACTGGCGGGAAGATGTCTCGAAGCTCGTCCAGGATCTCCGCTTTCTCAACGCGAAGCTCAGCCTCCAGGGCCTGGGCCGCTTCGACATCGAGACGGAAACCATGACGCTCCTGCTCGATGATTACGTAGGCCACCTGATGCTCAACATGGATGGCCGGACGCCAGTCGATACCCTCTTTCTTGAGGTCTTTCTTCAGCATCGACTGAAGCATCCGGTACAGCTTCATCGTGATCTCAACGTCACGACGGCAATACTTGGCCATCTCATGCGAGAAGCGAGAGAAGTCCGTGTGGTCGCCCTTCGGGAACTTGAAGATGCGACCCCAACTGGCCAGTCGCTGGTCCTTGATATCTGGCCTGAGCATCCGGCCCACGACGAGCGTGTCCCAGATTTGGCTCCACCGGAGGGTGCCGGGATACAGCTTTTCGATAGCCTCGAAGTCGTACCCCAGGCCGTTGTGAAAGACCACACGATCCGCGTTATGCAGTCGGGCTAGTCCCTCGGCCAACGGTTTGTAGTCCTTGTGGTTGGCATACATCTCGACCTCACCGGTCTTGGGGTTGCCAATCCCCAGGCACCACATCGTGGTGAGTCCAGGTAACAGGTCATTACCTTCGACGTCAGCGACGAGAACTTCCATTACTTACCTCAGAGCTTTCGGAGCCTTGATCGCTTGGTACATTCCGATGACCTCGGAGATCGTGTCCTGGGTCCAGCCTTCCTCACGACATTCCAGGAACCGGCGGATCAACATTCCGTTGGCCGCTTTGATTCGCAGGTGGGGAACGACGTGTTCAACGAACCGGGGCAGTTCGTCCAGGCGCAGCTGAAGACAGTAGGAGTTGAGTCCTCCGTCCTCAGAGACTTTCTTCAGGTGACCGCCGAGGTGCTGGCGGACAAGCGTCAAGGCTGACAGGTGGTTGTTGTAGAGGTGGACGCGATGGCAGGGGGTCTTAGCGCCTTTCGGCAAGTAGATACCGATGGTGCCTTCGCCATCAAAGAAGCCAGCAATCCATGCGGCCACGTTCTTTGGGATGGGTTGCATCTGTTCTCCCTCAGATGTCAGTTGTGTCTTCCTCCCACGGGACGTCGTCCTCACCGTTGAAGTCTTCCTCCGCAGAGTTATCTTCAGGCAGTAGACGACCGGTGTCCCTGTGGTATCGGTTACACCCAGCCGGTCCCAGGTCACCCCACTCGCGGTTCTTCAGGACTCGCGGGTAGGAGAGATCCGGGTCATCCCCTTCACCTTGTTGGTCACGCTCAATGGCGATGATGTTGTCGGATAGTTGTTCGAGAGAGGCAGAACCACGCAGGTCCTGTAGGCTGATCCGTCCGCCTTCATTGAAGGACTTACGCTTACCGTCAGGCCGCTTGAGATGAACAATCGCAATGACCCCCACACCGGTTCGCTCAATGAGGGACCGGAGGTTGGTCATCAGAATGTCGATGTCCTTGCGTTCACCCTTGTCGGATTCCAGACCGGACACCACCATTGAGATGTGGTCCAGCAGAATGAAGTCGCAGCCAAGACCGACAGAGAAGTAGTTCAGTTTGCCGATCAGGTTGTCACACTCCAGGGAACCGAAGTGGTTGTAGAAGGACATGCGGTCGATGGTCGCCGCTTTACCTGCAGCCCACTGTTCGGGCGTCAGGATGTTGGGGTTCCGACGAATCTCCCCGAGAGGCGTGTTGTGGTGGATGGCGATGTAACCTTGAGCTGTCTTCTTATAGCTCTCCTCCAGGAACACGTTGGCCATCGACAACTTGTGATCAATGGAGAACTCGTAGCCCAGCTCCCGGACAATCGTTGACTTACCGATACCGGAACCCGCAGTGAACAGGGTTAGCTCACCCTTGCGGATACCGCGTAGCTTCTCGTTCAGGTCCGGGTACTTACAGCTGTACCCAACGACAGGCTGAGTGATCAGCTCCTCGATGGTAATGTCCGCGCCTTCGATGATGCCGTCAGGTCTGAAGTCCTTGGCCTGGAACACAGAGTTGATCAGCTCCCGGACCTTCCGCTCGACCAACATATCGTTGGCATCCTTCAGCTGGAACGAGGCGATCTTGGCCTTGCCGGGACTCAGTAGTTCGGCACACTTGGTTGCCGCTTCCTGTCCGGGCTCGTCCTGGTCGAACATGAAGACCACTTCTTCAAACGACTCGATGAACTCCAGCCGTTTCTGAACACACTTCGGTGCGCCTTGGGCTCCGTTACGGACAGACACCACCGGCCATTTACAGTCCGTGACCTCGGCGTAGGACAGTGCGTCCATCTCACCCTCGGTGATGATCAGCCGCTTACCTCCAGGCTTCCATAACTGCTCACCGAACAGACCCGCTTCGCTCATGTCACCGGTAATCGTGAAGTCTTTACCCGGCAAGCGGATCTTCTGGGCGATTTTGCGACGGCGTTCGTCGAAGTAGTTGGCGATGTGACAGGCTTTACCTTTGAACTCTCCGACCTCGTAGCGGAAGAACCGGCAGGTTTCTTCGGAGATTTTCCGTTTGATCAGCGCCTTGTATTCACCGTCGATCAGCGGTCTGCGCTTTTTCTTCTTGTGGGTCCTGGGTTCCTGCTCCTCTACGTCCACAGCTTCTCCCTCTCTGAAGTTCTTGTTACAGCGGAAGCACTTCCCCCAGCCCTCATCGTTGATGCTGTAAGCGTCCGAGCTGGTGCCGCAGGGGCAGGGCAGATGTGTTTCAGCCCATTCGCTCATTCCTTTCTCCAGAAACAAAAAAGCCCCGCACTAAGGCGGGGCCAACGGTTCTAAGGTAGCGATGCTCCGTGGGTCACCGGCACGGAGCTACACCGGAGATACTGGGATCACCTCCTATAGCTCTGCCCAGTACAGATTCACGCGTGGTTCCTCACCTTCTTCCGCGAAACGCTTGCCGACAGTCAGCAGCAGTACCTGATCGTCGTCTTCCCAAAACTTCTCGGTCTTGGTCATGACGTCCAGGACACCCTTGGCGTAGTTGTCGACGTCGCCTCGCGGGTAATCGCGTTTGGTGGTCTTGGGTTTCGGGACGATGTTCTCGATGAACACCACCACCGGACCCTCGACCTTCAGGCCCTTGTAGCCGAGCGCAGCCTTACCGGCTTCGTTCAGGAAGGCCTGATACTTCTTGCCGTAGTAGGTGCCCCAGCGGGACACCCGAGGACGTGACGCCGGGTAGGGCGGCACATCCAGGGCGAACTCAATGAGGCCTCGCTCGGAGGCCTTGTTGAAAGTCTTGAGGAACTGAGCGAACAGCTCATTGAATTTAGATGTCGTCGTGATCTTCTTCGTCACCGGCTCCTCCTTCGTTGCCGTTGTCGTCGTCCATGTCGTCGCCGTACTGGTCGACCACGCTTTCGTATTCGTCGTCCTCGTCGAAGTCACCGGCAGCGCCGCCGCCCATGTTCCGTTTCTCCAGGAGCTGGATGTTCCGCAGACGGAAGGTCACGCCGTGTACAGTTACCTTCTTCTTCTTGCCGTTCTCGACGACGGTTTCGGTGGTCTTGTAGGGAACCAGCAGAGCGGACGCCCGGATCAGGTCACCGGACATAACCTTCAGGTTCTTCGGCAGGGGTTTCTTCTTGGCATCAACGCAGCCCGGTTGATACTTGGACTTGAGGGTGAAGACCACCATGCCACGGAAGTCTTCTTTATCTTCCTTCTCGTCAGCAATCTCAGTGCCGTCACGGAAGGGAAGCTGCAGGTCTTTCGGACACTTGCCCCATTCCTCCTGGGCCAGCTCCTTCGCCTTGGCGGTGATCTTGGCGACGAACTCCTCGGTGCTTTCCAGCTCCTCGTCGATGAGCAGAGTCACCTTGTACTTGTCATCGCTGTATTCGTTACCGGAGTCCGGCTTCTCGATCCAGGCGTAGGCAGCAGTACCGGCAGGGGTGGCAACTTTCGGCAGCTTCTTCTTCTGGGACATAAAGTTTTCTCCTAGAGTTTTATCTTTCGGTTTTCTTCTTTGGGCATAAGGGCGTAAAAAGTTCACGCCCCACTAGTTAACAACTTACTGTACTTCTCAGGAAAAGAAATACGGCGCGTTCAAGAGACGATCCACATCGAAGTCTCCAAGGTCAGGAGGGGTCGGCAACTCAAGGCCTTCTGGCGCATACGACAAGACATACTGATGGAACTCCTCCAGCCAGTTCTTGTTGTACATTTCATGAGCGACCTCACGCAGTACCTTGTGCATCTTGTCGACGTCGGCGTGGTGGACACCGTAGGAATCATGGATCATGGCGAACGCATCAATGCCGTACTCCCGGTGTAGGCGAAGCACAGTTAGCTGCAGCATGGCGGCATCCTGTGAGTGGATGATGTTGGGTGACGCAGACAGCGCACACTTCGAGGGCTTCAGGCCCATCTCTGGGTCCTCACTCCACAGGACAAACTCACCGATCAGGGTACGGACTTTCTTCCGGCGCAGGTTCCAGTAGGACTGGACGATCTCGGCACCGGCTGAAGTCTTCCAGCGCAGCGGTACGTTGTACTCAGCCAAGGCGTGGGCCACGTCCTGGAAGTAACCCATGATCACGCTGGCGGCAGCCACGGTACTCTTGAGCGCCTTCTTGATGACGTCCTTCATGTACTTGGCGTTGGCCAGTTTGTCGCCGGACAGTCCCTCCAGGTGGCCATCAGCAATCAGCTGGTCCTGGATTCCACGGTCGGTCACGCCATACGGTGTGGTCATCACGGCCCGCTTCACGGTCTTGCGGGTGATCTGACCGGCCCATGCCTGGGCTCGTTCGTCGCCCTTGATGGCGTCCTCGTTCACTATTTCGGCAGCACGGTTAGCGACCTCCGTATACAGATCGTAGCGATGCTCATCGTCTGAGCAGTTTGTTTTCACAGCACCCACCGCATCACGACCGATGAGGGACAGGTGCTGCAGCCCGTTGGTTACCCCGTCCATGGCACACGGAAGGTGGGACATGTAGTCCTCGGGGTTGGTCATGGAGTAGGCCTCGGCCCATTCCTTACACGCAGCCAGGAAGGTCCACGGTTCGTCCGCCTCCATCCAGAAACGGTGACCGTCCAGAGGATCGAGCGCACTGTCCACGATCATGTCGTGGTTCATGTGAGCCCACATCTCCCGATGCTCGAAGGGCACCTTGTCGTTACCGAAGGTGTTCGCCAGGGTCACGCCAAGCCACTTCAGACCGGCAGCACCGAGACGCTTCGGTTCGTGGAACTGCAAGAGAGCCTTGCAGATTTGATCCCCCTGCGGGTTCAGGTCCTGGGGCAGGGGATACATGCGGGTACGGAAGTCAAAGAAGTGCGGGAACCAGATCGGCTGACCTACAAGTTCCAACGCAATGTCCAACTTCCGGCCCAGCGATTCGCGCTTGCACTGCATCTGCGCGTTGCGCTCATGGATCTTTGACAGCTGATACTTGTAGTCCCGGCGTTCCACATCGCTCAGGTTCTCCCACTCCTCCTCGCTCATCTTCGGAGGCAGCGGCTCGTCGTCCAAGGAGGGCAACCCTTCGACGTGACTGTTGGATTCGTAGGCGGCGACCATTACGTCGAGGATGTACTCGTTTATTTCCCATGCCGTGTCCTGCACCACGTTGATTGCTTCAAGCTGGTCGTCAGTTAATGCGTTGGGATATGCCGCCGTATGTCGGTGGATTCCTCCCCGTACCAGGGGCTCGTTAATCAGGTAGTAACCACCATCAAAGTCTGCTTTCATGCTGCCTCTCGCTACTGATAGTCAACAAGTTACTGTACTTTTTCTGAAACCCTTGCGGCACAAGGGCTCCAGAGCTGTACACACACAGTTCTGTGTACAGATTTGTGTACATAAAGTTGGGGTTAACAGGTCCGGTTGGTGAAGTCTTCCGGTCCCAAAGTGGTGTGGTCGTCGAAGTGACGCTTCAGGTAAAGGGCAAGATCATCCACGGTGTAGAACACCAGGATGTCCCGGTCGGCAATCGCATAGCCTGGGTCAGTATGAGGTAGGGCGATGTAGCCGTTGGCTGTCTGTTGGATGACTAAGTTATCAGGATGCTTGATTGGGGCAGGGCCGGGTGGCATCGCCTGCTTGATCTCTGTCTTGAGGGACTTCTCGATGAGGTGCAGAGCGGTGATCGGATCGTTACTGACTGCCATTACTTCTCCTCCACGGACGGGGCTTACATTTCATCGGCAAGAGGTATGGACGGTTCACCTCCAGCCGCTCGTTGATGGACGTCAGGTCCTGCAACACGCTCTCGCTGAGCCTGAGCATACGGGTGGTCTTGCCTCGGGACATGTGCAGGTAGGTCTCGATGGCGTCAGGACAGGCGTTGTGCATGGCGTCCAGGAGCCGGGTGCCTACCTTCAGACACACCTCGGACGGCCAGTCCTCTTGCAGGATGTCAGCACAACGGCGCTTCCACCGGGCAAACGCTCGGCGGTTCACCGGACCACGATGGTTGTTGATCAGGAACTGAGCGAAGTCCAGGGTCCCCATGTCCTTGGCTTGCTGGCGGGACTGATGTAGCCACCGGTCGAACTCGATCTGTTCCTTGATGGACTTACCCAGGCGCATGGCAACCTGATTGAACTTTCGGCCTTGGTCTGCGGTGTGTGGCTTCTCGGACAGGACCGCACGGATGGTCATGAAGGCCAGCTTCTCTGCAGGTAACCACGCGATGTACCACCACCAGTCAGGCTCCCGGCCTTTCACACCTTGGATACCCTCGATGGCCTCCTGCCTGATCGCCTCAATGGCCGGAGTGAGGGGACCCATCAGGTTCTTCAGGACGATCATGCCGCCCTGAGTTTCACCGATGTCAGCCAGTTCCTTTCGACTGGTGCCGTCCGGTTGCTTGATCTCTTTGAATTGCGCCTCGCGGAACCGTTCGATCCCACGCTCTACGCAGTGGGCTTCCCAGTCTTTCTGGATGCGGATATTTTCTTCGTTCATTCGCTGGACCAATTAGAAAAAAGTGCTTGACTGATCACAAAACTGTACATAGAATTGTGCCCAGATTTTTCAGGGACTTACCGAAATCTGGTGAAGTTGTTTAATAAATAACCAGTTAGAGTCCTGTAAAATCAACGACTTACAGAGGTCGTGACGTGGGATGGGGAGCTTTTAACCAATTGGTCGAAGGTTCGAATCCTTCACGACCCACCAAATTCAGGGCAGCAGGCTATGTCTGAGGTCCGCCGGATGAAAAGCCGGCAAA